TTAATTTTTCATTGCTTCGTTATGGGGCATGGTTGGGGCAAACTCGCTTAACTGTGTATTTAACAAAGCTACCTGTGCATTATTGTTTTCAGACATCCATTTTCCGTATACCTGAAATACCATTTGCGCATCTGCATGGCCCATCTGGTTTGCTATAAATGCCGGGTTAGCACCAGCTGTCAGCGACCAGCAGGCATAAGTATGTCTCGACTGATATGATTTTCGATGGCGGAGTCCGGCACGTTTTATCGCTGCGTCCCACATCTGCCTTATTGAGTCAACGGTAAAATGGCCACCATAATTTTTTACTCTCGCTGACACTTCAGGTTGAAAAACAAAGGTGCATTTTTGTTTTTCTGTTCTGCCATACTCTCTGAGGTGAACATCAATGATATGCTCTTTGCTCAGTCTCGTTAATGTCATCTGACTCCGGAGAGCGTCGATTGCTGGCTTAATAAGATGAATGCCCCGATTGGTTCCCGCCTGTGTTTTTGGTACCGTGAAACGGTCTTTTGCTAAATTTCTCCTGATCATCATTGTTCCATTTTTCAGATCTATGTCCTCCCATCCAAGTGCACACAGCTCACCAGGGCGAACTCCAGTGTAAACAGAAACACACCATAAATTTTTTACTTGCTGATTTCTGCACGCATCGATAAGACGGATAAATTCTTCCCGCGAAAGAGGATCCGGAATGGTTCTTGATTCCTTTAATGGCGAGATCCCCTTAAACGGATTATCTGCCAGGTAACCGTTATCAACACCAAACTGGAACACGGCGTTAAGATTTGTCATGTAATTATTTACAGTTACAGCCGATCTCCCTGGTTGTGTAACAATATAGTTACTTTTGGGGATCTGGTATCCAGTCAGTAACTCTTTACGAACCTCCAGTAATTTTTCTTTATTAATCGATGAGGCAAGATTTTTTTCACCGATTATGCTCAGGATATTTTTGATGACGGCACGGTATGTGTTGAGTGATGTTTTGGCGACTTCAGTTTCTTTCAGTGCCAGAAATTTTTCAGCCAGTTCTTTTATGGTTAAATCTTGTCGGGCCTCACCAAATTTTTCCAGATTGCGTGAGGAGGGAAACTGTTTTGCATAGTCGAAAACACCAGTTTTTATTGCGTAACAAACAGAGGAGCGTAGTTCACCTGCAACGCGCCTGTTTTTTGCTGTGTCAGGAACCCCCAGATTTTCCCTGACTCTTACGTCTTTATAAACAAACCAGATACGTAATTTCCCTCCATGGTTTTCCACGCCTGTCGGATATTTCATTTCAACTTCTCTCATTAGTTAGTGTGGCTTTTAGTCAAGTAAGATGACGTCTTGGTCTCGCTGATGCCTGGCGCTCAATCCAGCGATCAATTTCTTCCAGGTTGTAAAAGCATGGACTGTTATCCCATGGCATACCGTCATGAGCGACATGCTTATATTCCCTTCCTTCCATAAACGATTTTTCCCGGGCCTTTTTTAACGTACCTTTTTTTATTCCTTTCAGCGCAATTAACTGCTCTTCGGATACCCATTTGCCGGGAGAGACAATCATGATTACTTCGCTCATCGATTTCTTTATCTCTTACATCAGACGAGCGCCGGTTGCAGAATACCAGTCACAACCGGCGACAGTTGAACATTAAGAATCAGCCTGACTCGGGATCAGTTTTTGCCAGATAACTGAAACGTATTTTGCCTGGTAACGGGCGTCATCAAGTGCATTATGGCGCTCACCTTCGAATGGAATAGCCGTTCTGGCATCGAAGTCTATGGCTTTCCCCAGCTCAACGATTGTGCGTACATCGCGATCGTTGTAGTAACGCCACGGGCAGGGGATCCCCTGCCGTTCGTATGAACGGCGCAAAATCGTGTTGTCGAAGTTGGCTCCATTTCCCCAGACCTGAACAAAAAATTCGCCGGAGTTTTCGTCGATAAATTCTCGCAATTGTAACAGTGCATCATCTAACGGGATTTCATCGGTCATAATGGCAGATTGCGCTTCGCGTGATTGCTTAAGCCACCATTTAATGGTGTCCCGATCAATGACTCCGCCAGCAGTTTCCAGATCGATAGTCTTACTAAATTCCGGTCCCATATCTCCGGTTTGCGGATCGAAAAATATTGCACCTATTGAGATGATCGGGGCATCAGGATTTTTTCCCATGGTTTCAAGGTCGATCATTAGATGGTCACACGTCCTGCTGGTGGATGTGATTTCGTGATGACCGTTCACCTTAATTGGGTGATCTGCCGTCTCGCCAGTTTCATTATCGCTATTGTGATGCTGATTGCCGCCAGTGTTCTCCTTGTGTGGATGTTCAGCGCCTTCCATTTCCTCCGGATCATCTTCCTGAACTTCAACCTGATACTCTTCATCGAATGTTTCCTGGTATGTTGCGTCGCCCATCACCGCACCACAATCAGGGCAGTTGCCACCACCGCTCTGACCGCAGGCGGTGCAGATTTTTTCCACTTCCTGTTGCGCTACTGGTTCAGGCTGTTTCGTTTCTGGCTCGTTTTGTAACGCATTTGGACTGTTTTGTTCCGCTTTTTGGTAGTTCCGTTCCGATTCATGCTGGTTCTGGTTCACAGTATCGCGGGTCTGGATCCCCTTAACCCATTTCGGATCATTCGGGTCGCTAATCCCTTCAATAAATTCACCACGTGATGCAGCAAGCAACTTATCGGCGTCAGGCTGGCTGATATTGGCTGCCTGCATAATTTTGTTTACTTCGTCAGCGGTAACTTTTATCGGTTCTGGCTGTGCGGTCGTGTCAGATGCACCAGTATTTTGTTGTGAACCTGAGTATGTACTGTTTTTGCGGGCGAAATATTCTTCTTTCGTGATTTCAGTAGCCCCGGCAGCCAGCGCCTTATCCAGACCAGAAAGTTTGTTTGCGCGACCGTATTTTTCGCCATCCTTGTCGGTGAAGAGGAAGTAGAACGGCCCCTCACGCTCTACAGATGGTTCGACTTCCACTTTGCATTCGGTTTTTTCGTTGTCCGGAATTGCCGTTTCCACTGCATCAGTTTCTGGTACTGGCGACGAGAGAGTATCAGTTGCGCTCTGATTTGTTCCTTCATCTTCAAACACGCCCTTTGTAGTCAGGTATTCAGTAATGTATTTGTTCAGTGCCACAGGATCTTTGTGAATGTCGATCGGACGTTCACGGACAAGGCCAAAAATAGTCTGGCGGTCGTAGCGAAGGGCATCAGGCTGTTTGCGCATCGATGCCGAGATACGCTTCCAGTCTTCGCGGTCGTTGTCGATAACTTCTTTTTTGCCCAGCGATGGATGCTGCCGTCAATGTTTCCGGCATCCACATCACCAGGCCAGAGAGCGTAGGCCAGTTCGTCATCCAGTGTTTTCCATGTCTGCTTGTATTCGCGATGAGTGGCAGCAATGACCGGGTTGATTTTTCCTGTTGAATTTTCAGTGTTCTGTTGATTGGCTCTGGCGCGGGCGAGATCAACAACAGACGTGTATTTTCCGGTTTCCTTGCGTTCACCTTCGCGACGTTTTTTCCAGATGCGCATCTCTGCCTGAATTTCGGGCCATTTAGCACCAGGAATACATTTATGCTTAACCCACCCAATGGCGTGCAACTTAAGCTCCGGATACATGGCGTTAACTTCTGGCATTTTCATCAACGCTTCAACGATATGTCCGTCGAATGTTGCCATGTCTTCCTGCAACAGTTCCTGTGCACTAATCACCATATCAACGGTGATGTTTTCACATGTGTCGAACTTAACCATGACAGCGTTCTGTACTTCAGGGGCCAGCTTGTCAAAAGTGACGTTCATCGGATTTGATTCAGTCTCAACCGGGACAAAGGAAGCTGACTCCTCATCCCAGCGGTTTTCCTGCATATATTCAGCATCCCAGGAATCGAGGGCAGGGCGGGGTATACCGGGTTTATCCTCGCAAACAAGAAATTTATAAGCGCAGTCCTGAGCAGCCGGATAATGTTCCAGGAATTGCCAGTGAAATTTTGCGCGGGCGCGACGTTCATCACCGGCTTCAATGGCAGTGGCTACAGCGACTGCACCTTCTTCCTTTATTGCCTGTTCGTCCGGAATGGCGGCGCAAATAAAGACTTTACTCATGTTGTTTTAACCTCATTACAGATTTAAGGGTGAACAAATCCCTGCCATTGCTGACATATAAAAATGAAACCGGATATTAATTACGGTGCTGTTTTAAGTCCTGCCGGGATTTCGTTATTATCCATGTGAATAACTTTATCGACCGGATAGCAGTTACCGGGAATTTTTTGTTCTGCTGCGGCAGCCATGCATTCTTTCATTGAACCGTAAATGTCAATAACCATGTCAACAGGCTCGCCAGTATTAAGAAAAACAGTCAGAGTGAGGGCAATAGCAGTATTCATTGCCAGTATCCTTTTTGCATCGGGCGTAAACGTGCCAGCATTGAAAGAATGCATATTTTATTTAATAGCTCCCGTTCGTGTTTTCTCTTATTAATGGCATCTTCAGTAAATACAGGGTTACTGATTCTGACACCAATTTCAAAACAACCTTCAGACGTATTGACGTTTGGTAATAACGTTTCCATTATCGCGTCCTCAACAATGAATTTTGTGATGCGGTGCCTGGTGCCTCCAGGTGACGTTAACCAGTTAATAATTAACGCCGGATACAGAGAACCCACCCATAAGAACCAATACGGAAGTCAACTGGCCTTTTTAACTGTTCCGCGTGCGCTGAGCCGCATTCACCGCATCACAAAATTCACTTTAAAAGGGGCGGGTATCATGGGAAAAACAAAACGGATACCCGCCAAAAGGTAATCAACATGGGTTGTTGCAGCGGGGTTGTCACTCAGGCGTATGGTCAACCTGACAACCCGGTGGACATTTGCGAGGAACGGAGAACCCCCGCCATACTTACCGCCGCGCCATTTCGCGGAGTGCCACAACCGGAAGCGCACGGTCGACGAAAATTTAACGACAGGCTATCTATGAACCAGCAACCTCGCCGTGCGCTTTCGCGTTATGCTCTGACTTTTCAGAGAAATATCCTTTCAGTAAACTGTCAGTGCCGGATGCTCACCCGTGTCCGGCGCACACACTCCACCTCACCTGTGGAGAACTCCTTAATTACCAACCCTCAGGAGGGTGAATGTTAAAATCAACGCTTATTGCTAAATGCCTTTATCAAAATCGCATGGTAAGCAGCATTTCAATAAGCGAATCTGCAGTTAAAAGTATTTTCGAAGAGTACTTTCCCGGGCATGATTTTAATAAATGGAATACCAAATTACCGCCAGCAGTTTCAACGCGTATTCTGAAAGCAACTGAAAGAGCAAGTACAATTCGCGTTAACTATTTCATTAAAGATTTGTGGGATCTTTGATATCCACAGAGCCTAAAGTATGTGCATATGGATGTGCTATTGTGCGCCCCTGTAAATTTGCATCGTTTTCTAAATCTTTTGATTTCAACAGAACATCAGCAAGACTCTGAATCATGCAGAGATAATCAAAAACAGTTGCCGTTTCTGTTCTGATTGCTGAAATAACATGACCATTCAGGCAAACAGAAATTACCCGTTCATCAATATCGTTTTCCTGTTTTTGATTATCAGAACCATATAGCCCTGAAAAAGCATTGCGCACATTACGAACCATATTATCGATGGTTTCTTTTTTGGTGTGTGCCGGGTCAATTTTCACCAGACTATCACCGAGTGTCGTTGCAGCAATTATCTGGATTTCTTTTGGTAAATCTTTAAATTCCATTATTAGCCTCGTTGGTTAACCATTAACGTGGGTATGTAATCATTCTGGCAATGCTTAATGCCGCTGCTTTTTCCAGATTGGTGATATCCTGCTCCAGAGCGGACAGATTTTCAGCCTGCTTAGCCCTGGCTTCATTGGCCCATTTCAGATCCTGCGCAGCCTTAATTTTCTGGTGCATCCACTCATAAAGTTCATCATCGGTATAGTCTGGCGCGATGATGACGGGTTCTCGTTTCTGCATACTGATTCCTCGCGGTGCTGCTTCGCTTATCAACCGTTAGATTTTGCCGAACTGGAAAGCGCCTGTTTAAATTCGCTGAAGCTGAGGGCTTCTTCGCCTTCGGCAAGGCCTTCGAAGTATTCTTCGTAAGCCTTTTCCATGATTGTGTCGAAATCCATATCACTCACCTGAGTTTCTTTCCAGCCAGCGACGGGCACCATTTTCGGTTTTAAACGTTTTGCTTTTGGTATACGTCATCGCGGTGAACGTGCCGTCCTGGTTGGGAAACACGCCGTACACCAGAGATTCGTTGTTACCAAGATCGATAGTATCCATGTTGACCTCATTTCCCCTTAACGCCGGGTAGCGGAACTGTTTGCTGAGAACACCGTGCGGTGTCTTGATGGGTGGTAATTTAGTTTTCTCATGAGTGTTGGTCAAGTGCTTTTAATGAGAAAACTCAATATTTAATGCAAAATAAAGCCAATACATTGAAATGTAAGGCTTTAAAATTTGTGAAGGGGATTACTGATGTTTGTTACGTTTGCGAGCTTCTAGTAGCTCGGTGAATAGGCGATTAAAATTCTCAACGCGGGCACGGAGTTCGCTGATTTGTGCTTGCTGCTCTGATTTTGGAAGTGCGCGATACAATCGCAACATCTCCAACTCATCTTCCGATAAGTCTAAGGCGCTGTTGAGTGCAACTGGTGGATCTGGTGTTTTATCCTCGTCACCAAACAGTATCCAAGTTGGTGAACATTGCAATACCTCAGCCAGGCGATGCAAATTTTGCCCACGCGGGGCTGTATGGTCGCTTTCCCATAGTGAAATTGATGAGCCAGATACGCCAGCGGCTTTGCTTAAATCGTTTTGACTTAAACCAACCTGTTTGCGTCTTTCTCTAATTCGTTGACCTAAAGTTTTCTCGTTCATATTTAGATATCTTAATAACCCTTGACTTGAGATTCCTTGAGTGATTACTATTGAGAAAACTCAATTTTGGAGGGGTGATGTTTAAATCAGACGTAATTAATTTTTATGGGACGAAAGCCAAAGTAGCGAAAGCTGCTGGTGTTGATCCATCTGCTGTTTCTCAATGGGGGGAACTGGTTCCTGAAGGTCGCGCGATGCGCCTGCAAGAGGCATCCGACGGGGAACTTCAGTACGACCCCAAAGTTTATGACGAATATCGTAAGGCAAAGCGGGCGGGGCGGTTGAACAATGAAAATCACCCCTGAACAGGTTTGTGAGGCTCTGGATGCCTGGGTATGTCGACCAGGAATGACACAGGAGCAGGCGACGATATTAATCACGGAAGCATTCTGGGCTCTGAAAGAACGCCCGAACATCGATGTTCAACGCGTCACGTTTAATGATGGCGAGGTTGATCAACGGGCGCTGGGCGTTAACCGGGTGAAGATATTCGAACGCTGGAAAGCTATCGACACCAGGGATAAGCGGAAAAAATTCACGGCGCTGATTCCGGCAATTATGGAGGCTATCCGGATTAATGATTTCAGGTTGTATCGTGAAATTACTGACGGAAAAAGCATTACGTACATGATCGCCGGGTTAAATAAAGAATATGGCGATGTGGTGGAATCCGGACTGCTTTTTGCAGATCCAGCTGTAGTGGATCGTGAAACTGACGAACTTATAGAAAAAGCAATTGCTTTCAAGCTTGCGTATCGACAGCAATACCAACAAAAAGCTGGATGGAATTATGAGTCTTCTTTTTGCTGAACGCCCACTGGTTATAAACACGCAGCTGGCAATGAAAATTGGCTTAAACGAAGCCATTGTTTTGCAACAACTGCACTACTGGTTGAGAGATACCAACTCCGGCATGGAATGTGATGGTGTTCGCTGGATTTATAACACAACGGAACAATGGCTGGAACAGTTCCCATTCTGGTCAGAGTCAACGTTAAAGCGCGCGTTTGCAAGTCTGAAAACGCTGGGGCTTTTGCGTTGTGAAAAGCTCAATAAATCAAAGCGCGATATGACCAATTTCTACACGATCAACTACGGGAACGAGCTTTTAGATGGTGGCAAAGTGAGCGAATCCATCGGTTCAAAATGCGCCGCTCCATCAGGTCAAAATGACACGATGGAAGAGATCAAAATGAAACGCTCCATTGGTTCAAAACGACTCAATGTCATCGGGTCAAAATGGCCTGATGATCTTACAGAGAATACAACAGAGATTACTACAGAGAATAAAAACACTTCTCGTCCGGAAGCTTCGCAACCGGACCCGCAGACGGTTGAACAGGATTTTTTAACCCGACACCCTGACGCGGTTGTGTTCAGTGCAAAAAAACGCCAGTGGGGCAACCAGGAAGATTTGGCGTGTGCGCAGTGGATCTGGGGACGAATCGTGAGTCTTTACGAGCAGGCCGCCAGCGATGATGGCGAGATTTCGCGACCGAAAGAACCCAACTGGACCGCATGGGCCAACGACGTGCGCACAATGCGGATGCTGGATGGCAGAACTCACAGACAAATTTGTGAAATGTTTGGTCGGGTGCAGCGGGATCCATTCTGGGTAAAAAATATCATGAGTCCGTCAAAGCTTCGCGAAAAATGGGATGAACTGGTTATCCGCCTGGGGCGTTCGTCTGTACAGCGTTGTGTGAATCATATTTCTGAGCCGGATACCGAAATTCCGCCGGGGTTCAGGGGGTAACGGGCCATGAAAAATATCGCGACAGGTGGTGTTCTTGAGCGTATCCGTAAGCTGACCCCGCAGCATGTAATCGCGCCGTACCGGACAGTGGACGAGTGGCGCGAGTGGCAACTGGCAGAAGGGCGAAAACGTAGCGAGGAGATCAACCGCCAGAATCGCCAGTTGCGGGTGGAAAAAATCCTGAATCGTTCGGGCATCCAGCCTCTGCACAGCAAATGCTCGTTTGCGAATTATCAGGTGCAGAACGACGGGCAAAAACACGCGCTGAGCCAGGCAAAATCTATCGCTGACGAACTGATGACCGGGTGCACGAATTTTGTGTTCAGCGGTAAGCCGGGTACCGGAAAGAACCACCTTGCAGCCGCCATTGGCAATCATCTTCTGGCGAAAGGTCGCAGCGTGATTGTGATAACGGTGGCTGATGTGATGCTGGCGTTACACAACAGCTACGACAACAAAAACTCAGGCGAAAAATTTTTACAGGGGTTGTGTGATGTTGACCTGCTTGTCCTGGATGAAATCGGAATGCAGCGGGATACGCGCAACGAGCAGGTCACACTGAACCAGATAGTCGACCGCAGAACGGCTTCGATGCGTAGTGTCGGAATGCTGACGAACCTGAACCACGTAGCGATGAGTACGCTTCTTGGCGAGCGTGTGATGGACCGCATGGTCATGAACGGTGGTCGCTGGGTGAATTTTAACTGGGAGAGCTGGCGTTCGAATGTCAGACACCTGAGGGTTGTGAAGTAATTTCAGGAGGACTTATGGTAAAAGTTTTTACTCCCGAACAACGGGAAGAAGTAAAGGCGCGTATTGTGGAACTGGTACGCAGAGATGGTAGGAAAACGCGTAAACAACTGGAAAATGAAACAGGGGCGACGAGACATCTGATTGAAGTTCTGGCGAAAGAACTGGTAGACAGTGGTGTTGTATATGGTTCAGGGCATGGAATATTCCCTTCTGAGCAGGTACGTAAAGACTGGATAAAAGCCCATAAAGAGATGTCTAAAGGTGCAGCGAAAAAGAAGAGCGACCCTGGCCTGATTTATTCATTACCAGATGGAGAGATACGCCACTACGACAGGCGTCAGAACATAATCTGTCTCGAGTGCCAGAAAAGCAAGGTTATGCAGCGTGTGCTGGCATTTTATCAGGGTAATTTTCAGGAGGTGATGGCGTGAGGGTGAGGGTTTATATCGCCGGTCCAATGACGGGGTATGAAAATTTCAACCGTGAGGCGTTTCACAAGGCAGAAGAGGAACTGAAACGGGAAGGGCATACCGTTTTAAATCCGGCTGTGCTTCCGGATGGGCTGACACAGCCGCACTACATGGATATTTGCATGGCAATGATTCGTTGTGTGGATGCGATTTACATGCTGAAAGGCTGGCAGCGGTCAGCGGGCGCTAAGGCAGAGCTGGCACTGGCGGAGAAACTGGGGCATGCGGTGATTTATCAGGAGGTGGCTCAATGAGAGAGGTTAACTATGAGGCGCTTCGTGAGGCAGCACAAAACTATCAGTCGACGCTGGCGTGGTATCAGGCTATCCCGGACAGCCCAAATGCTGAACGGGATTGTGATGCGGCTCTTGCTGCGTTTAAGCGTCACATCCGTCATCGGGAAGCGGATATTATCGCTGATTTGCTGGATGGACTGGAAGAAGCAAAATCACAACTCAACGAGCAGCGTGAGTATTACGAAGGCGTTATCTCTGATGGGAGCAAGCGTATTGCTGAACTGGAAGCGCGGGAAGTTCAATTACCGACTCGCTACGACCTTCGATATGGACACCCGGTAAATGCAGATGAGCGACATGTCATGATACCTAAAGAAAATGGCAGTTGGCTTTACCTGATTGACCTAGAACACGCATTACGCGTCGCTGGCATTCGCATCAAAGGAGAGGAGCATGGAAATAAAACCAGAGGATGAGTTAAGCAATATCGTTTTATTTCCGGTAAAAGAGGATGACCCTCGTAATCAGGTTAATTTTCTTTATGAGCCATCGGAAAGACCATATTGTCATCACGCCTCTGTCCGGGTTGACGAAAAAGAGCGTCAGGTCCGCTGTAAAATCTGCGGTGCAGTTGTGGAGCCATTTGACTGGATGCTCTCTGTGGCGAAAAGAGAAACCAGACTGGCAGATGATGTAAGGCTCTTGCGTCAGGAGGAGCGGGAAAGGCGAAAAAATATAGAAAAGCTAATTCAGATTGAGCGTAACGCGAAAGCGCGGATACGCAGGGCGACAAAATCCAGAACTGAATAATTAAATTTAGCTCTGTTAAAAATTTAATCCTTAACCGGAGGGATTTCTGCACCCTCAGAACATCAGGAGGCCGCCCGAAAGGGCGGTAGTTAAATGCGAAAGTTTAAAATAATTATTGAAACGGGAATAGCCGGTGGAGATTTCGAGGATGAATTCGAAGTGGATGATGATGCGACGCCTGATGAAATACATGACGAAGCAAAAGATATTTTCTTTAACTACTGCAATTACTCATATCACGAAATAAAAGACGAAGAGGAAGAACAAAATGGCTGATTTTGGTTCAACTAAATACAACGTCAGTTTTGAAGAATGGCATGAACTGTTAATGGACTATGCAGAGTTACGTGGTGGCAGTGCTGCTGATGCTGAAGCATGGCGTGATGATTATGAAGCAGGAAAAACTCCGGTCGAAGCATATTGTGATGAGTGGGGCGATGAATGAGCGAGATTAATTATCAGGAAGGGCATGAAACGGCAGGGCAGGCAAAACCAGTTGCATGGCGATATCGCTACGTGAAAAAAGACGTTACAGACTTTCAGGGGAAGCCGTGGGCTGGTGACTGGAAATATGTACCGACAAAAGAGGATTGTAACGACAGGCCGAACTATGAAATTCAGGCCTTATTCATCGGCCCGCCAGTCCCGGTGACATCAGAAGGACTGGTTAAAGCCGTGCGCTTTTATGAACAGGTAAAGCGTGAGAATCCGCCAGTCGAAACAGGAGAATGGAAGGATGCTGTTGACTGGGTGCTCAGAGAGGCCTGCTGCGCTGCCATTCTGGGTAAAGCTGACAATCCACCAGCATCCGGCAATCAGGTTAGCGAATTAACAATGTGGGTTAAACGACTGGTCAGTCAACTGAAAAAAGCTCAGCCGGACTGCAAATTACCGGAGAAGGCGATGGATTACCTGAAACGAAATGGACTGATAAGCGTGGAGGATGTTTTACGATGAATATTTAGACTAAAGAGTTTGTAACGCTATGTAAGTGATTTTTTCTGGTTTAGATATTTATATGTCCGGCCAAATTGAGGTGTGTTTAAATGTTATTGCACATTGATTGTAGGGGGAATAATGAAAAACGCATTGCAGTTTTTGTTTGTTGCGTTCTGGTTGTTCGCATCATGTATGCCCATCATCTTCACAGCAAGGTATATGGAAAAAATTGATGTTTTGATATTAATGTTTGGACATATAAATGCCCTTTTTTTAGGGGTGTTCATGGCGGTCATGTGCATTGAATACTGGCGGTAAATACAGCGAACGCCATTGGTTTAGTTGGATATTTACTGTGCCGGACAAAAACGGTTTGCGGGGAAATCTTAGTTAAGTAGAATAACTGCGGGTGCTTGAGGCTATCTGTCTCAGGCATGAACACCAAAAGGCAGATAGAGAAAAGCCCCAGTTAACATTACGCGTCCTGCAAGACGCTTAACATTAATCTGAGGCCCAATCTATGTCTCACAAATGTAGGTTAGCCTCTTACGTGCCGAAAGGCAAGGAGAAGCAGGCTATGAAGCAGCAAAAGGCGATGTTAATCGCCCTGATCGTCATCTGTTTAACCGTCATAGTGACGGCACTGGTAACGAGGAAAGACCTCTGCGAGGTACGAATCCGAACCGGCCAGATGGAGGTTGCTGTTTTCGTAGACTACGAATCTAGAGAGTAAGAGTGACCTGGCGGGAGAGTAATCTCCCGCCACCTCTGATGTGTCGGCATCCTCAACGCACCCGCACTTAACCCGCTTCGACGGTTTTTGTTTTATTTTCAATGCGTTTTAACTTTTTTAAGACACCGGATATAGAATCCAAAACACTTAAGTAGCGCGCAGGGATAAGAGGGATGGCCCCCTGAAGGGGAGAGCTAATTATCCGGAAGGATTCTGATGATGAACATCGAAGAACTGCGTAAAATTTTTTGTGAAGATGGCCTCTATGCTGTGTGCGTTGAAAATGGAAATATTGTTAGTCATTGCCGCGTTCTGTGTTTGCGAAAGAAGCAAAGAAAGAGTGGGGCTGCGTTAATTAATTTTGTGGATGCTCGGGTGACGGACGGATTTATCTTGCGCGACGATGAGTTTGCCACTTCATTACAGGCATTGAAAGAGATCGGAATAAAAGCTGGCTTTTCTGCTTTTTCAGAAGAATAAACTCATCTACAATCTTGCGCGGGGCTGAACTCCCGCTGAGTAACACCGTGCCACCGGAGAAAACCGATGGCACGCAACGCAAAATATTACAATCATAATAATTCGACCGTTCTTGCCTGCACGCACGAGCGGTATCCTCACACATTCAAATCTGACTGGTATCAGCACGACCCCTGCACCGAAGAACAGGCCGAGTGGCTGATTCAGAACTACCGCAGACGTGGGTATGAGTTTAGGAAAGCCCTCAGCCTCGATTATCGTCTCTGGATAATCTACGTCAGACTCCCTTATTCCGAACGCCCACCGCGTCCGTCCCGCACATTCCAGCAACGGATCTGGAGGTAACGTGCGGGTATTACTTCGATCTGTTCCGGTACCGGAACTTGGGCTGGTGGTCCTTAAGCCTGGTCGTGAATCCATGCAGGTATTCCGCAGCGGTCGTGTACTGGTGGAGCCGGAACCGAAAAGCATGCGCGGTCTGCCGTCCGGAGTCGTTCCTGCCGTTCGCCAGCCATTGGCGGAGGATAAATCACTACTGCCATTTTTCAGCGATGAGCGGGTGATTCGTGCTGCTGGCGGTGCTGGTGCGCTGTCTGACTGGCTGTTACGCCACGTTAAATCCTGCCAGTGGCCTCATGGTGACTATCATCACAGTGAAATCGTCATACATCGTTACGGTACCGGCGCGATGGTGTTGTGCTGGCACTGCGACAACCAGCTGCGTGACCAGACCTCCGAATCACTCGGGCAACTTGCTCATCAAAACCTGTCAGCATGGATGATTGACGTCATACGCCATGCAGTGAATGGCACGCAGGAGCGGGAATTATCGCTGGCTGAATTGTGCTGCTGGGCTTCTGTAAATGATGTAGTGGATGCCATGACCGAAAATATGGCGCGTCGAATCCTGAAGCTTCCGAGTGAAAAAATCCGCTCAGTATACCGCGAGAGCGACATCGTACCGGGAGAGCAGACCGCCATCAGCATACTGAAGCAGCGCACAAAAAATATTGCGCCGTTGCCTCACGCCCACCAGCAACAGAATCCACCACAGGAAAAGACGGTGGTCAGCATTGCCGTTGATCCGGAGTCACCGGCTCAGTATCTCCAGCGCCAGAAACCACAACGGGAAGATATGCCTGTATACACGCGTTGGGTAAAAACGCAGAAATGCATGACGTGTGGCAATCAGGCAGATGATCCGCATCACATCATTGGTCATGGACTGGGAGGGATGGGAACAAAGGCTGATGATTTGTTTGTTATTCCGCTGTGCCGTAAATGCCATAGCGAACTACACGCCGGGGTAAAAGATTTTGAAGAAAAACACGGCAGCCAGCTGTTGTTGCTGATTCGTTTTTTAATGCACGCGAGAAATTCGGGTGTCCTGAAGTGGAAAGCATGAATGACTGAACGCATAGAATTTGTTTTGCCTTACCCGCCAACGGTGAACACTTACTGGCGACGTCGTGGCAGCACATATTTTGTATCAAAAGCCGGTGAGCGTTATCGCCGGGATGTGGCGCTTATTGTTCGCCAGCAGCGGCTGAAATTAAACCTGTCCGGAAGGCTGGCGATAAAGATTATTGCAGAGCCACCGGATAAACGTCGTCGTGACCTGGACAATATCCTGAAAGCACCACTGGATGCGCTGACGCATGCCGGACTTCTCATAGACGACGAGCAGTTTGATGAAATTAATATTGTGCGCGGTCAGCTCGTTCCTGGGGGGCGGCTGGGCGTGAAGATTTACAAAATTGAGAGTGAGTGATCGTAAATATGATATACCCGGAAATTACAGGCAAAAGCGGCGAGCATTTACGTCTAAAAACGCTGGAAGCCGTCTGGATCCAGGGGAAATTACGGATGTGGGGGCGTTGGTCGTACATAGGTGGTGGCAAACCAGGAAATATGTTCAATCAGTTGCTGACATCCAAAAAACTGACAAAAACCGCGATCAATGAAGCCCTGCGTAGAATCAGGGAGTCAGGGATTGATAAGCCAGAGCTGGAAGCATTCTTGCGAGAGATGATCGCTGGCAGACAGAAGAGCTGGTTGTCTCACTGTACTGATGCAGAGGCGTTACGCATTGATGGGGTGATAAGTAAAGCGCTTGCACGTTATCCTGGATTGATTGATATCCTGCGGCAAAGATACGAAGGGCGGGGGATGAGTAAACGCAAAATGGCTGAATTGTTGAATGAGGTTCACCCTGAGTGGTGCTATACAACATGCCGCAATCGTATAGATATGTGGCTGAGAATAGCTGAGTTTATTCTGTATCCACTGATGCGAGATGCATTTTCTTTTACTGACGCTTAGAATCTGGAGGGCGTTTGTTGTTGCACGAAGAGGATTTTTGGCTGGTAGTAAGGTTTATGCAGTTTTAGAAAAAAAGCTTGTATTTTTAGCCATAAACTGTTTCAATCCAGCTACGCTTCGCAAAGCTGTACCGCGAGGCGAATAGCAGACATGGACACCTGAAAGAACCCGCTTTATGCGGGTTTTTTTATGCCTGAAAAACGGCACAGAACATTAAACGCGCTGGTAGTTGTGAATACTGGTCTTTCAGCTTGCTGGCTTTTTGGACAAGAGTTATTGGTATGTCACGTTAACCGGAAAAGGGAAAAAGGCATGCTAAAACAGCAGGATATGACCGAAACCGCCAGAGTGGTGTTTAATGAATTAAGCGTCACCGAACCGGCGACCGTCGGGGAAATTGCGCAGAATACTTACCTTTCACGCGAACGCTGCCAGTTAATACTGACTCAGCTTGTTATGGCGGGTCTGGCAGATTATCAGTTCGGTTGTTACAGACGCCTTCCGCAGTGAAGGCTTTTTAATTTGTGGTAATGGGCGGCTGGTGGGGGTTAGCGGCACCTGCCAGCCATCTGCTCATGCGTTGGGGTCACAAGCAAACCTCAGGCCCATCTGCTTTGCGCAAAAGCGGTATGAGCCTATCAGAGAAGTGCTTATTGATCTATGATTAATACTGTAAAAATATCCAGTTGTGAGTTAATCAACGCTGATTGCCTGGAATTTATCCAGACCTTACCGGAAAATTCTGTCGATCTGATAGTCACAGACCCGCCATACTTTAAAGTGAAGCCCGAGGGCTGGGATAACCAGTGGGAGGGCGACGATGATTACCTGAAATGGCTGGACCAGTGTCTGGCGCAGTTCTGGCGGGTACTGAAGCCTACCGGAAGTCTTTACCTGTTCTGTGGTCATCGCCTGGCATCTGACACCGAAATCATGATGCGTGAGCGCTTTAATGTGCTGAACCACATTATCTGGGCGAAGCCGTCCGGACGCTGGAACGGGTGCAATAAGGAAAGTCTGCGGGCGTATTTTCCGGCAACAGAGCGCATTCTGTTTGCAGAACATTATCAGGGACCGTATCGCCCGAAAGATGATGGCTATGTGGCACAGGGGCGCGAGCTAAAACAGCACGTCATGGCCCCGCTGATTTCTTACTTTCGTGATGCGCGTAAATCACTGGGAATAACGTCAAAACAGATAGCGGAAGCCACCGGAAAGAAAAACATGGCTTCGCACTGGTTTGGTGCCAGTCAGTGGCAGTTACCGAACGAGGGTGATTACAATAAATTGCAGGCGTTGTTTGCGCGTGTTGCGGCAGAAAAACATCAGCGCGGGGAACTGGAAAAGCCACACCACCAGCTGGTCAGCACATACAGTGAGCTGAACCGGCAGTATACGGAACTGCTGAGTGAATATAAAAATTTGCGGCGGTATTTCGGTGTGACGGCGCAGGTTCCGTACACCGATGTCTGGACGCATAAACCGGTGCAGTACTATCCAGGGAAACATCCGTGCGAAAAACCGGCAGAAATGCTGCAGCAGATAATCAACGCGAGCAGTCGTCCGGGAGACCTGGTTGCAGATTTTTTTATGGGTTCAGGTTCAACGGTAAAAGCGGCGATGGCACTGGGGCGTTGTGCGATTGGTGTTGAGCTGGAGACCGGACGTTTTGAACAGACAGTCAGGGAAGTTCAGGATTTAATCGTTTGAAACGGATGAGATTGCAGAATTAATTACGCACCATTATTATTCTGCTCCCGGCCCTTTAGCTCAGTGGTGAGAGCGAGCGACTCATAATCGCCAGGTCGCTGGTTCAAATCCAGCAAGGGCCACCATCACATACCGCCATTAGCTCATCAGGATAGAGCGCCAGCCTTCGAAGCTGGTTGCGCGGGGTTCGAGTCCTCGATGGCGGTCCATTATCTGTACCCTGCGTTGTTAGCTCAGCCGGACAGAGCAATTGCCTTCTAAGCAATCGGTCACTGGTTCGAATCCAGTACAACGCGCCACGCTTATTTTTCCAGGCTCGCTTCGGCGGGCCTTTTTCATATCCGCGCCACGCCCGGCGCACATCAAAAAACCACAGAGCCTTTCAGGGGTGAGCTTACGGGATGGTCAGTGTGACTTTCTCTGTGGGCTGGTCACCCCCGGGCGCAGGCTCACCCACTAAAAGGAAAAGTCACGATGTTTGGTATTTTCAAAAAGAAAACCCGCAAGGCCATTACCGAAGTGAAGAAGATGGAGAACCGTGACGCAGTGGAGGCGACCGTCTGGGGCGCGTACTCCATTGCATACGCTGACGGCACCTGTGACGCGAAAGAAATCGCGGTACTGGAAAAAACCATTGCAGCACTTCCTGTCTTTGCGCCGTTCTCCGGTGAGATTGCACAAATGAGTGCAAATATCCGCGCCCGTTATGAAGCGTCGCCGCGTTCTGCCAATGCCGAAGCTCTTCGTCAGCTGGCTGATGTTGCCGGTACTGATGATGCAGTTAATGTGCTGTGCCTGTGTCTGGATATCGCTGACCAGGACGGTATCGGTCAGGAAGAAGAAGCGCAACTGAAGAAAATTGCGCAGGCGCTGCAGTTGCCGCTGGAGCAGTACCTGTGAAAAGTGCGCGCCTTGTGCTGGCTGTCATCCTGTTGTTTCTGGTAGTGGTGGTTGATTTCACCGGACGACTGATGTCGGTGCTGGCAGATGGTGTGCTGGTGGCGATGGCGCTGGTCGTGCTCCGGCCTTTACTGCGTAAATCTGAATAACATCACACAAAAGGCATCTGCGGATGCCTTTGACGGGATGTTTTTTACGGGTCGCTGGTGGCCCTTTTTTATTTTCAGGAGGAAGTATGTCTGAACCCTTATCCGGTTCCGGCACGGCTGCTGCGCTGGGTGGCGCGACGGTATTCGGGCTGTTTACCGGAATGGATTTCGGGATTGTGTTTGGCGCGTTCGCCGGGGCGTTATTTGTGGCAACGATGCCGCAGTCACTTTCAGTCTGGCGCGTGGTGGCACATTTTCTGGTGTCGTTTATTGTCGGTGTGCTGGGAGCGCGTGTGCTGTCAGCCTGGATTGCATCAAAAACAGGGTATGACGGTACATCAGCAGATGCGCTTTGCGCGGTGCTGGTCTCGGTGTGTCGGTGAAGATTCTCTCGTTCATCCACCAGCAGGATATTGCATCGCTGGTGTCCGGTGTGTTCTCCCGCCTGCGGGGTGGAGGAGGCGGCAATGTTAAGTAACCTTCCCGGATTGCTGAATGTGGTGTTATGCACAGTTATCGTGCTGACGCTCTTTTTTTATCGTCGCCGTGATTCCAGACATAAACCGCTGGTGTCATGGCTGGCCTGGCTGCTGATGCTGCTGTATGCCTTTGCGCCCCTCAGTTATCTGTGTGGTCGCCCGTTAGCA